GCAAAAATGCTTGCTCCAAATCTCTGCTTTCATAAAAATGTCCTTTGATATTTCTTGTAATATAGATGATGGCCCAGAGCATTGTCAAAAGCTCTGGGCCAGTCTTACAAGGTAATACCGTTGAAGCTTTTGTCAGTAATATCCATCTTTGCGTCACCAATACGGTATGAGGACAGCTCGACTTCTTGAGGTGCTACTTGAACCTCCTTGCCGCTGATCCATTTTTGAGTCCAAGGCAGTGGATTGGGTCGGCGCCCCCAAGGACTGGTTAACCCAATGCTTTCCATTCGCACTGTGGCAATGTATTCCACATACTCTTTCAGTAGATGACTATTGAGTCCAATCATGCTGCCATCCTTGAAGAGGTAATCAGCCCAAGCAATTTCCTGAGCCACTGCTGATTCAAATAGTCGCTGACATTCAACAGCCATCTCATCACGGATCTCTGCAAACTCGGGATCATCCTTGGGCAGGAGTTTGATGAGTGTTTGTGTGCTGCCCAGGTGCAGGTTTTCATCTCGGCAAATCAGCTTGATGATTTTGGCATTGCCTTCCATCTTTTTCAACTCAGCAAATGCAAAACTGCAAGCAAAACTCACGTAAAAGCGCACGCCCTCCAGGGCATTTACAGAATTGAGGGCCATCCAAATCCGCTTTTTCAACTCTCGCCGAGTAACATTTAGGGTTTGTCCATTCACTGTGTGCACCCCCTCGCCCAACACATGATATTGCATAGTGTAGTTGATGAGATTGTCATAGTGCTGAGTAATGTCTCGAGCACAGTCAACAATCTCTTGAATGTCCATCAGCTCGTCCAGCACTTTGCTGGGATCACTGTAGATATTCCGAATGATGTGCGTGTAGCTTTTGCTGTGAATTGTCTCACTGAATGCCCAAGTTTGAATCCAAATCTCCAGCTCGGGCAAACTGCAAAGTGGGAGAAAAGCTGTGTTTGGGGCGCGACCTTGCACACTGTCCAGCACAATCTGTCGTTTGAGATTGGAAGTGAAGATATGTTGCTCATGTGCAGTTAGAGCGCGAAAGTCCTTGGCATCCTTACCAAGGTCAATCTCCTGAGGGCGCCAAAAGAACCCCAATTGCTCTTCTGTCAACCGATCAAAAACCTTATACTTCATGCGATCATAGCGTGCAACAGTGGTGGTGCCGCTCTCATCAAGGAACGCCAGATTCTTGGCATGATCTTTGTGTACGTCACTAGCCAGTGTTTGAAAACTCATGTCTCTCTTGCCTCTCGGAAATGTCAGTTAGTGTGTTGGAGAAAATCTTTCACCGCAACTGGCGAGTTGCACTCAAATGGTGCAACTCTCGCAGTTTTCTTCATCAGTTGTGTGGACGTCGGTATTGTCGGAAATCATCTGATCCACATTTACTTCTCCTTGTTGGTCATCGGTGTTGAAATAGTAAAAATTCTTGATGCCCCACTTGTAGGCCAGCAGCATGTGACGCAGCATCTCGCTCATGGGCAACTGCTTGTCGGGATAGAAAGCTGGATTGTAGCTGGTGTTGGCCGAGATGGTTTGATCCATCCAACGTTGGAGCACAGCACAGATCTTGAGATAGCCTTCTGGATTGGGTTGATCCCACAGTAGCTCATAGCGGTTCTTTAGTCGACGATACTCTGGCACAACCTGCTTCATCACTCCATCCTTGCTCTGCTTCACGCTGATGAGGCTTCGAGGTGGTTCAATGCCATTGGTTGAGTTGCTGATCAAGCTTGATGCCTCACTGGGCATGCAGGCCATCAGTGTGGTGTTTCGAATACCATGCTGGCGCAAATCCTCACGGAGCTTGTCCCAAGGGAGGCGCTCGTGGTATCCCACAAGCTCGTCAGTATCGGTCTTCCGTGTGTCAATGGGAACAACTCCTTGACTGTACTTGCTCATTCTGTTGCCCTCTGGTGCACCGCGCTCTATGGCCAGGTCCACTGAGGCACGGATCATGTAGTAGCTCCAAGCCTCTGCATACTCGTCCAGTGTGGCCAGTGCGCTGTCATCACTGTAGCGAAAGCCCATCTTGGCAATCCAGTAGGCCAAATTTACGATGCCAATACCGAGATTTCGGAAGAGCATTGTATGAGCTTCTGCGGCGCGCACAGGATATTCTTGATAATCAAGTAGAGCGTCTAGTGCTCGAACAGCCAGTCTGCATGGCTTTTCAAAATCTTTGGGCTCTCGAATTTTCCCCCAATTGATCGCAGCAAGTGTACAAAGCGCAATCCCTCCTGACTCTAGATCCGCTACCTCATCTTCAAAGTAGACATAATTGTCATAATCATAAGGTTCCGATGTGTCCTTGATCTCGAAGAGACTGTTATCATAGTTAATGTTCATTGTTGTATCCTTGTTTAGATAGATATGTTTCCAATCTACTTTGGCTCCACTTTAGAATCTGTCGCGCATGAGTTTTCGATTCATAAATTTTGCCCTCAACGGTTACTTGTTTTTTATTGTGGGCAACTTTTGGGAAATAAGTGCGATGTAGTTGATTACGCTCATTTTTAGAGTATATTGACGGATCAATTATATGTGTATCTTTATCATGAACAAATCCCCATTCATTCATACTATCCGATGCTGCTCTGTTGAGTATAGCAACATTACTAACACAGAAAACTTTACCTGCATCAACTGCGTTTTTGAACGTACCGATTGGTGTTTTAATAAATTTATCCCGGTATAACCTGCCGGCTGCTGTTGCATGTTGCCATTCAGTAGTTTGTGCCATGGACTTGTTTCTGGCACAAATATTTTTGTACCACGATCCTTTACTTCTAGTGACATATGCTTTTTTCTTTTGCTCTGTGGTTAAGGATAGTAATTTTTTTATTGATGTTTGTATGTTTTTGGGTTGGCGGGCATTCACCTTGATCTTGAAAACTGCATTTGATTTCAACATACCTTGTTTTGTTTTCTCGCTATGTGCAACAAGGTCCTTGATAACATATCCTCCGCTTGCTCTTGATCGTTGATTCCAAAATAACGGAGAATTGAGAGCATCAAGTGCAGCTATCCAGGAGTTTTCATATGTGAGAAGCTCGTCTCGAGTGATATTTGAATATTCACAAATGGTAGTGCGTCTGAAAAACTGTCTGCCAAATTTATTGATGTAATGACGCAGGAGCCCGCCAGATCCCAAGTATTCAGGGTTGTTCAAACAGTGGCTACCTATGTATAGCATCCCTTTTTTGTCGGGATGCAAACAAACAGTAATATAAATTATCCCTAAGGGATAGCGTTTCATGGAAGCTTGGGGATAACATTTTTCCATTGACTTCTCCATTTTTTGAACTCCTCTACACGATTTTTTGGGACCTTAAGTGTGACTTTTTTGGACCCACCATCGATACTTTGAAGAGGCCATGTCGGCTCTAGAATCTCTGCACAAAGATTGCTTTGACGAATTGGTGCCAAATTCTCAATATAACTGCCATGTGTGTTGGCATGATCCACATTCATGAGATAGATGCGCCCAGTGTTCTTCCGTTCGCTCATGAAATTGGTGAAGAGGTCAATGGCCTTAACAGTTTTCTTGCGAATAGCGGGATCGCTTTCATAACGCTCATACAGTGTTTTGAACTGGGCTTGATCGGAGAAAAATGCATCATACAGCCCGGGAACGTCACTGGGGCTGAAGAGAGTGAGGTTGCCGCCACCAATGAGCCTCTCATAGGCCAGTTTGTTGAACTGAACACCATAGTCCATGTGGCGAGCGCGGTTGTCTTCAGTGCCTTTGTTGTTTTTCAGCACCACAAGATCATCAAACTCCAAATGCCAGAATGGGAAGTAGGCTGTAGCAGCACCAGATCTCACTCCCCCTTGGTTGCAACTTTTTACAGAAGATTGAAACAGTTTGACAAAAGGTACAACACCAGTGTGGTAAGCGTCACCACCGCGCACTGGACTGTTGATGGCTCTGATGCGCCCAATGTTCAAGCCAATGCCAGCTTTCCGGCTCACATAGCGCACCACTGCATGACTGACAGCACTGATGGAGTCCAAGCTGTCATCAGCTTCGATCAGCACACAGGAGCTGAACTGCTTCTGTGGAGTGCGAACTCCGGCCATGATGGGAGTGGGCAGGCTGATGTCATGCAAGCTGATGCTGTCGTAAAACTCCTTCACCCACTTCAAACGTGTGTGACGGGGATAGCTGTTGAAAAGTGTAGCAGCAATCAACATCAATGCCATCTGTGGTGTTTCAAACAGCTCACTAGTGACTCTGTTCTTCACCAAATACTTGCCACGCCACTGTTCCATAGCAGCAAAGGTGAGATCAAAATCTCTGTCGTGGTCAATGTAAGTGTCTAGCACACCAAATTCTTCCTCAGTGTACCACTCCAACAGCTCGCGTGTATAAAATCCTGACGCAACAACCCGTTGCACATGTGGAAACAATCTGGGGATTTCAAATGTGCCATATGCTTCTTTCCTGATGTGATGATTCACCAATCGAGCAGCAACAAACTGGTAGTTGGGAGTTTCCAGCTCAATAAGATCCGCAGCAGCTTTGATCAGAGTTTCTTGGATGTCAACAGTTTTCATTCCAGAATAAAACTGCAATTGGCTGCGAATTTCCACTTCGCTAGCACTTACACCGCTCAAGCCTTCCGTTGCCCACATCACTTGTCGATGGATCTTGTCAATATCCAGAGGCTCTTTGTTTCCATCTCTTTTAACGACAAAAATGCTGTCGGACCTTACACTCATGGCATACCTTTCCAGTCTATTTCAAATTATTTGCAAGATTATAAATGCTATTGTAAATGGCATCGTGGGGTATTTAAATCCGCCAACAGTGCCCAAACCCCATAAATTACAATTTTTTTTCAGGGCTAAATTGGCTTTGCCAATTGCGACCGTCAAACATCCAGCGAGAATGAACTTGGCAGTTCTTGATAGTTGACGCAGGCAACCGGTCCAACCAACCATAATTCAATACTTGGGAGTGTGTTTTGGCAACAATTTTTTGAACATGATTTTGCCGGTCAGTAATCAATAACAACCCAAGATCTTGAAAATGTTCAGGACTACTTAAGATCAATGTATAGGCAACTCCAAGAGTCAATGCACCTTCACAAAACCTATTGTTGTGCAATAATTCCCATGGTGTGGGCCATTTTTCTGCATTGTCCCAATCAATAAGTGGATTTTCAATTGGGGCTTGTTTCCAAAACGCCAATGCCAAATCCATTTGCTGATCTGGGCCAGATTGCTCTAGGATCTTATCTCTTAACAGTTTCCAAGAGGCACGCCTGCTACTGGCGTCAAGAAGAAACGGATTCATTGCTGAGAGAGGGGATTGGGTGTTTGTCATAATACATCATCAAGCGCTCTAGCCAAAGTTGTTCATACTGTTCCAGCTGGTGTGGCTCCAAAACAAATTCTTGATATTCAAGATCTCTGCTGACCATGAAGATAACACCCTGTTTGATTTCTGTACCAAAAGTTTGATTATGTGCCATAATGTAGGCTGTGAGTTGAAGAAAATAGTCTTGAATGTAGCTTATTTTTTTGGGCTTGTTGGTGGTTTTGAAATCCATTATGGCATGTTGTCCGTTATAGACTCCCACCAAATCTGTAGTTCCTGCCCAAAGACTTTCATACCGCAAGGGCACTTCAATAC